TAGGAAGCGGAAGTATAGCAATAGCCTGCCACGATTATGGATTTGACTTAACGGCTTGCGAATTAGACAAAGAGTATTTTGATAAGGCGATGCAAAGAATTAATAATTACGTCGCTCAACAAAAATTATTTTGATTATTAAAATAAATTTGTATATTTGACCACCGCCAAGAGAAAACACACAATTAACAACACCCTTCTTTTGCACTTGGCGGTCAATCGAGGGGTGTTTGTTTTTAAGCCAATAGTATTGGCTTATATAACTTTTTAAAAAAATGAAATACATACTAATTTTTTTAATATACGAAATGCTTAGGCCGTATTTAATACGATTGTTTCACTACATAATATCACGACTTTGACCGAGCAGCAACTTCAAACTAAGATTAAACGCAAACTAATTGAGCGCGGGTGGTATGTCACGAAACTGATTAAGACATCGACCAACGGCATACCTGACCTGCTGGCAATTAAATACGGCAAGGCGATGTTTATAGAAGTGAAAAGAGAAAATGGTAAGCTATCCCCCATTCAAGAGCTGCGCATCGAGGAACTAAAAGCCTCAGGGGCGATTGTAAAGGTTTGGACTGACTTTGAAACTGATTTTAACTAAAACTGCATTGACTATATGACACCAAAAGAAAAGGCACAAGAGTTAGTATATAAATTTTACCCAAGCGTTCAGTGGAAATTAGGGCAAGAAGATTGTTTAGATAGAGCAAAACAATGCGCTTTGATTGCAGTTGATGAGGTGTTAAATCTTTGTTGGGGCGGGAATAAAATAGGTATAAAACACTGGGAAGACATAAAACAAGAAATCGAACTATTATGACACCAAAACACTACGACAATCAGCAGCAATACGATGTTATAGATATAATCAAGGATTACGACCTCAACTTTAACGAGGGCAATGCAGTCAAGTATATCGTAAGGGCAAGACGCAAAGGCGCACACCTTGACGATTTACGCAAAGCGATGCACTACCTTGACCGCGAAATAATACACCATGAGACAAAACTAAAATTTAAGCAATGAGAGCAGGCTCGAAACTTTACAAAGGCCTGGAGGTGCCAATAAGCGCCCCAATCCACATCAATAAGCAAGGGCGTGAGTTTTATATAAGCGGACTTTGTTACAATACCGCATTTTGCCGTTATATAGATACAGGAGAAATAATTGAGATAAAAAGTAACTTAGTATCGAAATATTTAGTAGGTTTGTAGCGATATGGTAAAACCGCACACTATAAGTACACAAATGTGGCTTGAACAAGAGGACGACGATCTTGGAATGGGCGGGAGCTTTGTCGAGTTTCGGGTAATGGTTGACGCAATCAACGGCTACTGGATCGAGAACGAAAGCGAAATTTGTATTGTAGTGCAAGGTACGGTCTACTATGTTGAAAATAATGAGCCTTTACTATTGTTTTTATCGGAATATTTTAATCCTATGACGCTGTAATGCTCGAGGAATTAGCCAAAAAGGATGCCCAATGGCGCAAGATGGCTTTTCAAATATGCAAAGACAAGGATTTAGCTGATGAGTTAGTACAGGAAATGTATCTTAAATTGTATCAAAATACCAATCTAATAAAAGAAGGGTATATTTATACAGTTCTAAGAAACCTATTCTATGATTATGCTAAAACTCAAAAGGATATAATAGTAGATTTTAGTAATATCGAGATTGAGGACACGGAATACGTTGAGCCAATCGACTACAAGGAATTGATAAAAGGCTTTACCTGGTATGAGCGCACAATGTTTGAGGTCTCAACTTTATACGGCCAGCGTGAAATGGCAAGGCAAACAGGAATCCCACTCCAAACAATCCATCGAATCTCCAAAAAAGTAAAAAATAAAATCAATGGCAAAAAGAAGGACTAAAAAAGAAATACAAGGCCTTGGCGATGTTATCGCTAACATAACCAACTCAGTTGGGATTGAGCCTTGTCAAGGATGCAAAGAGCGTCAATTCGGACTGAATCGTTTATTTAACTTTAAAAGAGTAAAAAGCGAGATGTCAGCAGAAGACAAAGAAATGTTTAAAGAGTTCCTTGAGCTTAAAGGGCAACGCGTAATCGACGCAAAGCGTACCGAGTTAAACTTGGACGACGTGATCTATTTGAACGCCTTATATCTCAATTATTTTGGTCTTGACAATAGCAATTGCCCAACCTGCTCCAAAGTACATGAGCAAATAATCAAAGATTTATACAAATTGTATAATTATGGAGGATAATCAATTCAATCTATTGGTTGATTTTTTAGACAAATTAATCGACAACAAGCCCGAAGACGTTACACACAACGAGCTTTGGCTTGCACCCAACCTTTATGATATTTTAAAACTTAAGGAATACCGAGATTTTAAGATACAAACCGACGAAAATATACCGGTTAACCAAGTAATTATCGGACAATGGCTTACTCCCAACAACAAATAGAAGAGACTTTTAACGATATACTTTACGAAATTGAGCAAGGAAACTCACTTATCTCAATTTTAAGACGTAAAGAGTTCCCAAGTACTGCAACGTTTTATCAGTGGTTAGAAGCAGACGAAAACAAAGCAAAAAGATACGTGCGCGCGTGCGAAATCCGTGCTGATGTTATCTTTGAGGACATTATCGACATCGCAGATCACTCCGACGAGGATCATACTCCATTCACTGGAGCGAATGTAGTGCAACGTGATCGCTTAAAAATCGATGCTCGCAAATGGATCGTTGCAAAATTGCACCCAAAGAAGTACTCCGACCGAGTGTATCAAGACATCACAACGCACCAAGAGCAACCACTTTTCCCCGATGTTTGTACGGACAACAGTAATAAATAAAGTCTTAGGACTAACCAAATTTACCAAAGGGATACAAGGAGGCACCTCAGCGGGCAAGACCTTTGGAATCCTTCCTATACTTATTGACTTATGCTGCAAGACCGAACTCCTTGAGATTTCGGTTGTAGCGGAGTCGATACCTCACCTCAAAAGAGGGGCAATAAAAGACTTTAAAAAAATAATGGTGTTAACAGGTCGATGGAATCCAAACCGATGGAACGCGACCGACTTCAAATACACATTTTCCAACAACTCAGCCATCGAATTTTTTAGCGCAGAGAACGACTCAAAGCTCCGAGGTGCAAGACGTGACTACTTGTACATGAACGAGGCAAATAATATGACCTTCCACGCTTACACCGAACTCGCCTCACGTACTAAAAAAGGCGTTTATTTGGATTGGAATCCAGTGAACGAGTTTTGGTTTCACACCGATTTAATGAACGACCACGACGTCGATTTTTTAATTGTAAACTACGAGGACAACGAGGCCTGCCCCGAATCGGCCCTAAATTTTATTCTGAAAGCAAAAGAGAAAGCCAAGACCTCAACATTTTGGGCAAACTGGTATAACGTTTACGGCTTAGGTCAGCTCGGCTCACTTGAGGGCGTTGTGTTCCCGAATTGGGAACAAATAGACACAATCCCAACGGACGCAAAATTCTTAGGCAGTGGCCTCGATTTCGGTTACTCTAACGACCCAACGGCGATGATCGCCGTGTACGAGTATAATGGCAAAATAATAGCCGACGAAATGATTTACTCGACCTCACTTTTAAACTCCGATATCATTCGCATGATGAAACAAGACAAACGCCTACCGATTTGGGCCGACTCAGCAGAGCCAAAGTCAATCGAGGAGATACGTCGAGCAGGTTTTAACATTAAGCCAGTCGTAAAAGGTGCCGACTCAATCAATTTTGGGATTTCGGTATTGCAGGAAAAGGAGATTTTAGTTACAAAGTCAAGTACCAATCTAATAAAAGATCTGCGCAATTACAGTTGGGACACCGACAAAACAGGCAAGCGTCTAAATGTCCCAATCGGAGAATACAACCACGCCATCGATGCGATGCGCTATTTTGCAATGATGGGCCTATCGATAAAAAAATCGCGAAACGTTATCATAACGTAGGGCAACTGCATGAATTTTTCCAAATTTTGTACCTAAGCGGGTACAAAGCATACCCAAGAGGGTACAAAGCGTACCCGAGAGGGTGTGAAAATCAAATACAAAAAGTGAATTTCACTTAAAAAATAAACAAAACCACAAAAATCAGTTATATAAGTATGAGAGTAGTAATTCCAACAAGCTTAAGCGAGATTAAGTTGTCGCAATATGCGAGATATCAGAAGGTATTAAAAGACAACCAGGACG